GAGAACAGCGCGGAAAAGGATTTGCTGGACTAGCGCATGGGCACGGGCACCGAGCGCGGTAAGCTCGCCGGCGCGGAGCAGGAGCTCCCCGACGGCCCCATCCCGCCCGCCCCCGACCCCAACCGGGCGCTCGACGTTCACGACGTGGAGACGCGCTCGCCGATTCAGAAGGCCGACGAGCTGCACTCGACCTCGCATGGCGGCGAGGGCTTTAAGCTGACGATCGCGGGCCAGGCGTACACCAAGGACGAAAAGGGAAATAAGGCCGAGGTGCCCTATCGCGTCGAAATCAAGGTCGCCAAGCTCCTGGGCGCCATGAGCCTCCTGCGCAAGATCCCCAAGAACGGCGGGGAGTCCTACCTCGACGCGACGGTGCGCAAGGTCATCGGCCCGACCTTCCGCGGCGTGCGCACGTACAACCCCGAGGGGGCCGTCCCGCTCAACCCGGCCAAGACCGAAGCGCCCACGAACATCCAGTTCATGACGCTCGAGCAGCTCCGCCAGGTCGTCAAAGAGCGCAAAGCGCCCATCAAGCTCGACGACTACGGCAGCGACGTGGTCGCCCTGCGCGACGCGGTGGTCGACTTCTTCCTCAACCCCGTGGGGTTCGCCGATCGGGAGGCCAAGCGCAGCGCGGACATCGTCGAGCGCCGAAGCCTCGAGATGCTCAACTCCTAAGTGGACGCCCAAGCCGCTGCCGTACCGCCCGTCCCGGCTCCTATCGCGGTGGTACAGCAGCGGCTTGTCGTCTTCGACCCCGTCACGGGTGCTCCGATGGTGACGACGGCCCCGTACATCCCCAAAGCGAAAATCCAGCAGCTCGCGCTCCAAGCGCTGAGCCTTCCGTACACGAGCGCCAACGATGAGCTCGCCATCGAGCTCGGCCTCAAGCCTTCCGATTATTACGGCCGGCCGCTCGTGGAGGTCATGCTGACCAAAGCAGCTCTCGGCGCGGCGCAAAGCGGCGACGTGGACATCATCGAGAAGGTGCTCGACCGCGCCATCGGCAAGCCCAAGACGTCCAGCGAGAACCTCAATATGGACGTCAGCTACGAGGCGTTCCTCAAAGGAGCCGCCGAGCTCATGAAGCCCAAAGGCCCGCGGCCGGTCGACGCGGAGATCATCGAGGACGCCGAGAGCGTCGAGGGGCTTTGGTGAGCGGCCCCAAAGATTTCGTCGAAGTGGGCCACGAGTGAGCGACGCCAACGCGGTCCACGAGCGCCTCAACACGGATCTCGAATTCTTCTGCGCGGCCGCCCCGGTCTACATCAAGGACAAGGTCGGCGGCTTGGTCAAGTTCGTGATGAACAAGGCCCAGCGCTACCTCCACGCGCGCATCGAGGCGCAGCGCAAGGCGAAGGGCTGGGTGCGCGTCATCCTGCTCAAAGGGCGCCAGCAAGGCGGGAGCACCTATACGGCCGTGCGCTACTACCACCGCGCAAGGTCCGTGCCCGGCACGTCGGTCTTCATCCTCTCCCACGACGGCAAGACGACGGACAAGCTCTTCAAGATGGTCGAGCGCATCAACGACAACGTGCATCCCGCCGTCAAGCCCGAGGTCGGGGCGTCAAACCGCTACCAGTTGGATTTCGTGAAGCTGGGCAGCGACTACGCGGTCGGCACGGCCGGCAACGACAACGTCGGCCGCGGCGGCACGGCCCAGCTTTTCCACGGATCGGAAGTGGCGTATTGGGAAAACGCCCAAGCGATCCAGGACGGAGCGCTGGAATCCATCGCGCTCATGCCGGGCACCGAGATCATTTTGGAGTCGACCGCCAACGGTCCGGTCGGCCTCTTCCACGATAAGGCCATGGCGGCTCTCAAGGGCGAGGGCGACTACGAGCTCGTCTTCATTCCGTGGTTCTGGCAGGACGAGTACGAGCGCGAAGTCCCCGCCGGCTTCGCGCCGACTGAGGAAGAGGAGACGTTCATCAAGACGTACTTCTTAAAGCCTTTCCCCTTCGAGCGCGACGCCATCCCGCGCGAGCGCGCGCTGCGCAAGATCGCGTGGCGCCGAGCCAAGGTCATCGACTTGGCGACGGGCTCGGGCGGCGGGGAGCAAGTCGGGCACATCAAGTTCCGCCAAATTTATCCGTCCAACCCCGTCGAGGCTTTCCAGGCGACGGGCGTGGGGCTCTTTCGCGCCGACGCGATCATGGCCGCGCGCAAGAGCGTGATCGTCGATGAGTCTGCGGCGACGGTGGCCGGGGTCGACGTCGCGGGCGACAGCGAAAATTCCGATCGCACGGTCATCACCATCCGCCGCGGCCGCGAGATCTTAGACGTCATCAAGTACCCGCACATGAGGCCGATGGAATTGGCGGGCATTTGCACCAAGCTCATCGACAGGTACGGCATCCACATGATGTTCTTCGACAACACGGGCGGCTTTGGCGGCGGGCCGCTTGACCGCGTGCGCGAGCTCGGCTACGGCGACAAAGTCCAGGGCGTGCACTTCAACGAAGGTGCGCTCTACCCAGAAATTTATCTCAACAAGCGCGCGGAAATCATCATCGAGTTCGCCAAATGGATCAACGCGGGCGACGTGCGCATCCCTGATGATGATGACGTTCATGCAGATTTGGCGTGTATTCCCCTTGACAAAGAGACGTCCAACCAGTTAAAGTTCTTACCAAGCAAGCGGGAGATCAAAAAGGCGTTCGGGCGGAGCACCGACATCGTGGACTCCGCGGCCTTGACGTTCGCGTATCCGGTGCGGCGTGACGCGATGGTCGTGCGTAGTGCGGCGACGGTCAAGGGCGGGGCGATCGGGAAGGCAGGCAGCATCGACAGGCTGAGGAGGAAGCGCTAAATGGGGATCGAAACGGCCATCATCGTGGGCGCGCTCGCCGCGGGCGGCGCCGCCGCAGCCGGCAAGAGAGCCTCCGACAACGCGGCCGACGCGAGAAACGCGCGTAATGCCCAAGAGAAGCTCGAGGCGCAGCGCAAGGCGCAACTCGCCGGCGAAGCCGCCGATCGTGAAGCGGCCAAGAAGCGCGCGGCGACCGCGGGCCAGCGCGTCGGCTTGGGGCGCGCCGCACTCCTGGGCGACTCAGGGGCGGGATCGGGCGACACGGCTTTCGGCGCGGGCGCCGGAAACCTCTTCGGCAATTAAATGAGCAAAGTCAACAACGCGCTCGAGCGGTTCCAAGAGATGAAGGCCGAGCGCGACCCGTGGAATCCCCACTACCAGGCCGTGTGCGAGCTCGCCTACACGCGCGAGGCGACCTTCACGTCGACGAAGTCCCCGGGGGCGTTCCTCCAAGAGGACATTTACGACAACACGCTCCAATACGCCACCGACCTCCTGGCCTCGGTCCTTAAGAGCCTGCTCTGGCCCGACGCCGCGCGCACGCTCGTCATCAAGCCCGCGAGGCAGCTCCGCGACGCGCAGGGCGTCGACGCCTATTTCCAGCAGGCCACCGAGATCATGCGCGAGCACATGGGCAACCCGCGCGCGGGCCTTGACCTCGCTATGGGCGAGCACTTCGCCGAGCAGACCAAGCTCGGCTTGTCGGCCATCGTCACGCACGACAACGACGACCCGCACCTCCCGCTGTCCTACGACACCTGGGGCTGCAAGGCCCTCTTCATCGACGAGAACGCGCAGGGGATGGTGGACACGGTCTACTACCTCGACGTCATGACGGCGCGGCAGATGGTCGCCGAGTACGGCGAGAAGAACGTCTCCCCCAAAGTCCGCGAGATGGTCGTGGAGAAGAAGGGGGCGGAGAAGCTCGACGTGCTCATCACCATCGAGCCCAATCTGGCGCAGGACAAGACGAAGAAAGGCATCGTGGCGATGGCGTACAGCACGTGCCACATTGACGTCAAGCACAAGACGGCCATGCGCGACGGTGGCTTTGAAGAGATGCCGGCGGCCGTCGTGCGCTACGCCAAGGCGACCGACGAGAAGCAGGGCCGATCGCCTGCGATGACAGCACTCCCCGACGCGGCCAGCGCCAACGCGCTTGCCCAGGCCATCATCCTCGGCGCGGAGCTCGACCTCAAGCCCCCGCTCGGGGTACTCGACTCGGGGCGCTTGGGCGGCTCGGTCATCGACATCAGCCCCAACGCGATCAACGTCTTCAAGACCGACGGGCGCGCGCTCTCGGGCGGCGAGAATCCGATCTTCCCGCTCTTCACCACGAAAGGAATTCAGGAAGCTAAGGAGCTGCTCGAAGAGTTCCGCCGATCCATCATGAGCATCTGCCTGCTCGACCGCCTGCTCGACCTCGCCAACAACGTGCAGATGACCGCCTACGAGACCTCCGTGCGCGCCAAGCGCTCGGGCGACGCCGTAGGCTCCGTCCTCGTGCGCCAGGAGAAGGAAGGCATCACGCCGACCGTCGAGCGGTCCTTCAACATCCTCTGGCGCAAGGGCTACCTCGGCGTGGTCTCGACGGGCTGGGGCTACAAGCTGCGGATGCTCTGGAAGGACATCACGGGCAGCGACACGCTCATCGTGCCCGAGGCGGTCGTCAAGGCGCACGCGGCGGGTCTTCGGGTCTACGAGATCGAGTACATCTCGCCGGCCAAGCGCTTCCAGCAGGGCGAGAAGCTCCAAGGCATTTTCCAGACCATCGACGGGCTCTCGGCGATGGCGCCCTTCGCGCCCGGCGTTTTCGACTCTATCGACACCGACGACATGGCGCGTCAGATCGTCACGCTCTCGGGCAACCCCACACGCCTGCGCACCAAGGAAGAGGTCACGAAGCTGCGCGCGGATATGCAGGAAGCGCAGAACCAGGCGATCCAGTTGGAGCGCGCTCGCGGCGCTTCCGAGGTCGCGCGCAACGCCGCGCAGGCAAAGCAGACGATGGGCGCGGGGGCCAAGTAGGTGTCCATGCTCGACCGCGGGGCCAAGGTGCGCGAGGCGCTCGCGGCCGCCCGCACGGAAGCCCCCGAAGCGCGCAGGGTGCAGCAGGCGTTTGCCACCGTGCTCGAGACCGACGCGGGCAAGCTCCTCTTCGCGCACCTCTTCTTTCTCTCGGGCTACGACAAAGCCGATCATGTCGTCGGGCGCGAGGGGTCCGACGAGGCGACCGCGTTCAACACGATTCGTCGCTCGTTCTACGTGGACGTGCGCAATCGCGTCCCGCGCACGCACCGCAAGACGCTTTTAGAAGTCGAGCTCCTGGCAGAGGAAGGCTGGGGCTCTGGCGCGTCCCTTTCCGACAAAACGGCCCCCGCGGCCGACACCGACAAGTAGAGGAATACCATGCCCCCGCCCCCCGAAGCGCCCCCCGCCGACCCCAAGATCGAGACGCCGCCTCCCGCCGCTTTTAAGGACTTCGTCCCCGCCGACTACCACGATCGCGGCTACCTTAAGGATCTCCTCGACAAGCCGCAGGGTGCCGAGACGACGGCTGAGCTCTTCAAGCGCCTCGACGGCGCGCAGAAACTCATCGGCAGCCGCCCGGGCATCCCGGGCGACGACGCCAAGCCGGAGGACGTCGACGCCTTCCTCTCCAAGCTGCGCCCGGAGAAGGCCGACGCTTACGACTTCAAGGCGCTGGGCGAAGGCCCCGACGAAGCACTCACCGCGACTCTGCGCGAGGCGTTTCACCACGCGGGCAACTCGAAGGCCCAGGTCGCGCGCTTCTTCGAGAAATTCGTGCCGGCGTTCGCCGAGCGCCAGAAGGTCGCGGTCGAAAAGAAGAAAGCGGAGGACGCGGCGTTCGATGAGATCGTGGTCAAAGCGCACGGCGCCGATAACGCGGCCGCGCTCGAGACGACCAAGGCCGCGATCAACGAGTTCACGCCCGAGGCGTTGCAGCCCTTCGTCGGCAAGATCTCGAACGAAGACCTGGCTATCATGTCGGGCGTCATCAACGGCCTCATCAAGAAGTACGGCATCGAGGACAAGATCAAGCCCAACGGCGGGTCAACCCCGGCCGGCGGCGACGCCGACACGCTGCGCTCCGAGATGAACGCGCTCATCGCCAAGCCCGAGTACCGCGATGAGTTCGCGCCGGGGCACGCGGCCGCGCGCGCCAAAGTGGCGGAGCTCGCAGGGAAAATCGCCGCGATCAAGTAAGCGCACCGTTCGCCGTACCGAGAGCCCGAGGAGTTATGACCCGCGGGCTCTCATCTTTTTTATGTTGACCCCTTGACATTTCTGTGGCCATGTATAATAATCCTTCCTACGAGGGCATCCGCGAAAGCGGTCCTCTAGTTGGTGGGGCACCCGGAGACGTCGAACCGGATACTGCTCCGAAAGAATGTGAACGTGGACTCTGACGCAAAAATCTTTCGGAACAGGAAGGTACAACACCATGCCCGCCCAGATCGACGCCGCCTTAGTCACGCAGTTCTCCGCCGAAGTCCACCAGGCCGCCCAGCAGAGCAAGGCCCGCCTGCGCGGCGCCACCATGACCAAGCTCATGTCGGGCGAGGTCTTCGCCTACGACGGTCTCGGCACCGCCGAGATGCAGGAGCTCGCCGGCCGTGTCAACCCGGTCACGTTCTCCGACATCGACCACAAGCGGCGCAAGATCACGCGCCGCCGCTTCGTGCTCACCCTGCCGGTGGACTCCGCGGACGTCCGCGGCGTTCTCATCTCGCCGAAGAGCGAGTACGCGGGCGCCGTCGCGCGCGCGGCGGAGCGGATGTACGATCGCGTCGTCCTCGAGGCGGCGTTCGCGTCCGTCTACACGGGCCGCGAGTTCGCCACGACCGTCAGCTTCGCCACGGACGGCGGGCAGACCGTGACGGCGACGGCCGGCGTGACCTACGAGAAGCTGCTCGAGCTCGGGCAGAACTTCATCGACCGCGAGATCGGTCTCGAGGGTTCCGAGAAGCTCGTCCTCTGCCTCTCGGGCGATGAGCACACCGCGCTCCTCAAGGAGCTCGAGCTCACGAGCGGCGACTACACCCGCCAGTCGGTCGTCGACGGCGGCCGCATCGCCAAGGCGGCGGGCTTCGAGCTCATCATCTTCGGCGGAGCGGTCAACAACCCGCTCCTGTCGGTGAGCGGCGGCGTGCGCTCCAACGTGGCGATGTCCACGCGCGGGATGTGCGTCGGCATGAGCAAGGACATCACGCTCAAGGTGTCCGAGCGCGAAGACCTCGTCGAGACGTCCCAGGTCCAGGCCATCCTCGATATGGGTGCCACCCGCACCGAGGGCGTGCTCGTCCAGAAGATGACGTCGACCGACTAAGATCTCAAATCCGTGACGCCGTAACCCCCGCCGCGACCGCGTGATGAACCGGCCGGCGGGGGGCGGCGGTCGCAGCCCGCGTGATGAACCGGGTAGTCCAGGGAGATACGCCTATGGCCGTCGAGAACAAGTGGGTCAACGCGAACGCCGAAGCCGGCCGCCGCGGGCCGTCCTCCGCCCTTTCGGGCGGCAAGAAAGTCACCGTTCTGGGCAACTTCGAGATCGCCGCCGCGGACTCGAACCTGTCCGTCTACAAGCTCGCGCGCATCCCGGCGAACGCGATCCCCGTCCCCCAGGAGTGCTACGTCTACGCCGACGCGGCCGTGGACGCCTCCGACGTGGACTTCGGCTTCTACACCAACGGGCCCCTCGGCCCGCAGGGCGCCGACGCCATCGAAGTGGATAAGGATATTCTGGCCGACGGCTTGGACATCGCCTCGGGCGAGCCCATCACGGCCGGGTTGGATATGCTGACGACGGTGGCGATCGACGCCATCGGCGACAAGGTGTGGGAGCTGCTCGGCAAGACCGTGGACAACAAGGCGGAGAGCTACATCCTCGCCATGACCGCGAACGTCGCGGGCGGCGCGGCCGGCACCGTCGCCTATAAGTTCACGTACATCCTCACGGACTAAGAGCCCGACCAACCCTGCGCCGCGCTCCTCGTGGGCGCGGCGCAGGGAATCTTTTAGCGGGAGGGCACGATGGCGTCTCCAACAACCGGCGTCCAGATCTGCAATCTCGCACTCGCGCGCATTGGCCAGGCGCCCATCTCCTCCCTTGACGGCGACGACCTCTCCTCCGTTGAGGAGTTCCTCTCCGTCCAGTATCCCCAGACGCGCCAAGCGGCCTTGCGCGAGTACGTCTTCTCCTTCGCGCGCCGCCTCGCAATCCTGCCCTCGACCGACGACATCGAGCCGGCTTTCGGCTACAGCGCGGCGTATCACAAGCCCGCTGGCTTCATCCGCTTCCTGGGCTTGGGCGACACGAGCTTTTCCAACGGCGACATCCCGGCCAACCTCGTGCGGCTCTCCGAGGTCTACATCTTCACCGACTACGGGGACGACGACGGCCTCAAGGCCGACTTCATCTACGACAACGACAACGTCGGCCAGTGGGACCCACTCTTCAAAGAGGTCGTGGTCCTGCGCCTGGCGAAAGCCTTGGGGCCCAAGTACGCGATCAAGCCTTCCCTCCAAGCCGACATCAAGGACGACCTGAGAACGGCCGAGCGCGCCGCCGCGGCC